AGGTTCTTTCTATTTTCTTTTTTTGTTAATTCTTTTACCATTATATACTCTACTTTGTTTTCCATAATATAATTATTGGTTAATAAAAAAGGGGGTTGCCCCCCTGTGTTTTTAAAATAAACCTTTTTTTAGATAATTGTTAATTGACCATTGAATGTCGTAACCTTTTTCAATCATTTCAATAACATCATTAAAGGTTGTATATTTTTTAATTTCATCAAATGAATAATTTCCATAAGGCTGAATCTTTTTGTCAGCAAATGCACCCTCGTTTGTTGTAATGCTTCTTATTTTTTTAAATACTTTGTTTTCTAATTGTGTCATTTTGTATAATTGTTTTTGTTTTACTTTGTAAATATACAACTATTTATTTAATTAACAAATAATACACAATTTATTTTAATATAGCTTTATAAAACTCGCCATTTTTAAAATCTACTTGTACGTGAACTTTATAATTGTTCCACATATATTTGCTGAAGTGTAAGCTGTAATTTTCATCAAACACCAAGTACATTCTGCACTCGTGTTCAACTTTTTCAATTTGTTCTTTTGTTAATTCCATATTGCTAATATAAACATTTTTTTAACATTACTAATATATGTAGTATTCACCCTTGTTAGGGTTTTCTAATTGGTCTGTTAAAACGTACCTGAAACTATCTATACAATCTGGGTGTTCACCTGATGGTTTATTTAGGGTATTACCATCTTTATCCTTTGCCCATATGTAACCTTGTAGTTCTCTTTTTAAGTTCCTGCTTCTTGATGTAATGTATATTTCATTTTGGTTTATTAGGTTAATACCAAAGTTTACACTATCCCTACCTTTTGTACACGGATATATATTATGCCCATCTCTACGCAAAGTTTCAATACTCTTTGGTTCTGCTGAATCTGCAATTAAGTTTTCTGTTATATTGTTTTGTCGTAAGAACATAGATAAATCTCTTAATACTGTATTTGATTTGTAAAACACCTCATCTGCTATATAAGCATCATTCCATTTATATAGTGATACAATAACTGTAGGATCAGTATAACCAAAATCTACACCGTGTGCTAATAAACGTGCTTCTTGTGGTATGTTATCTATTTCTTTCCAATCAGGTATGCATACACCTTCTAAAGAACCTGTTTCACCAAGTCCATATACCCTCCACCAATTTGCCCAGTATGTTGAGGTTTTGCCTTTATCTTTTGCTTTTTCTATTTCCTTTACAATGCTTTCAGATAGTGCATTATTATCTTTGTATGTTAGTGTTATGTAATCAGTATCTTCTTTTCCTATCAACTCCTTGTCTACCCAAAAGATATTAGAAGGGTTGTAATCTAACCAAACAGTTCCNGATGTTCTTACTGCTAATTGNTTGTAAGCATCAAAGGGTACATTGTTGCATTCGTTAATATATAAATCAGTTCTTCTTGCACCACGTAGTTTGTCAGGTTGATCTGTACTAAAAAATTCTATATAGCTACTATTAGTAAAAGTGTATTTTAAGGTGCTTTTATTGAACTGGCTATCCTTATACCTACCTAAACCTTTTAAAATGCCTAAAAAGTCCTTAACGCATCCCCTACGCAATGCAGGGATAGATTCAGCTACTACACTTATTTCTTTGCCATCGTTTCTTATAGCGTAATCAATAAGCAAACAAAGTATTGATATAGTCTTGGAAGCTGATGTGCCACCTTTAACTATTCGTATCCTGCTTTGTAATTGCTTTAGCTTTTTAAATGCTATTGTTTTCTTTACTCGCATATAGAATGAAGCGTAGGGTTTTAGTTATCCCTAATCCTCCATAAATAACGGAATGTCCTCGTTAATAGTTATATCCCTTGTTTCTCTTGGTTTACCAGCATAATAATTATAGTACAGTTGTACGAATTTAAAATCACCTTTTTCTACACCTGTCTTTAATGCTTGGAATGCTGCATCTTCTAATGGTGTTAACTTCTCTATTAAATTAACCTCATCACTTTTAGGTTTTCTACCAGCGTTTTTATTACCTCCGTTAAATTTTCTTTTATCCATAATCAAAAAAATTCATTAATGATTCAACTATACAATACTTTTTTTAACTTATTGTTAATTGATCCTGATTAATTTGTTCTGTTAACTTCTTTAGTTCGTGGTATTCTTTCTCATAGAAACCTTCTAAACTTTCTGCTGTTTTAAAATCTTCAGGGTTAGCATTAACTGCTTTTTGTACCCTTTTGTTTATTATCATTATAATCTTCTTTTAATTGTATATCGTGTTTTAACCAATGTGGTATAAGCCTTTCAAAGTGTAGAACTGTTGAATGATCTCTACCCATTGTTTTACCTATAGAAGATAATGACATCCTTGTGTATTGTCTTGTAAGGTAAAAATATATTCCACGTGCTTCTACGTATTCACGTTTTCTTGTTTTTGTAGTTATATCTAACTTTAGATGTTGTTCTACTATTTCTCGTATTAGTGTTGCACTCATAATTAATTTTTATAATTTGTTTCTATAATTTATTTCTTTGTATTATTTCTTTAATTGTTAAAAATCCTGATTCGTGTATTGCTTTTTTTATTCCAGCACACGCTTCATACTGTTCTTCTTCTTCATATAGTTTTATTGTTTCTTCAAGTTCATTAATATCTTTACCATTTACTATATCTACTAAAGCAAGTAAGTAAAATTCTTCTATTATTTTTTTATTCAAAAGCGATGTAATCTATATTATACTTATCTATTAAAGGTTTGTTTAATAAAATTCCGTGTGATGTTTCTGTTATTTTAATATCACCAAAGTATTCTTTTTTATTATATATATCAATTAAAACATTTTTTTTAAACATATATACTTCTGTATAATCTCCTATTATCCAAGTGTGTGTGTTGTCATCTCTAAATATTCCTGATAAAACATATTCATAATTTTGTGGATTTGTTTTTTCTTTTATTTCAATATATAAATTACCCCATCTTTTATATAATTTATCATATTTTATTTCATATCCTTGCATTGTTTCACCAATAGTGTATTGCTCTACCTTATCTTCAATAATATCCAAATACAATTTTCTTTTTTCTATTAATTGTTTTTTAACATATTTTTCAAACTCCTTGCCTTCTTTAAGTTGATATTTATAATTTTCAGTCATATATTACAATTCATTACCCCATCCATACCAATTATCTTTTTTAATTTTTCTGCTAAACAATTCAATTTTATCTCCATAATTATATAAATCATCTATAATATTCATAAATTCTATCGGCTTTTCGCTGTGGTTATTGTTTCTTTCTATGCTTTGTACGCTATCATATAATTGAATGTTGTCAGGTGTACAACTACCTTTTGTTGCTACTAATAAAAACTCGTGTCTTACAGAATTATAATGTCCCATATTATGTTTTACTTTATCCCATATAAAAGATGTCTTGTATTTAAATCCCCAGCTTTTAATTGTTTGTAAACCTTGTTCAAGCAATGGTGAAGTAACCCATAGAAATAATATAGAATTATTTTCTGATATATTGTCTATTGGCAATTTACATATTTCATCTATTCCCATTGTTTCGTAATGGTCTGTTGCTCCACCTGTCAAATGACCTTTTTTCTTATCATTATAAGACCACGCAGGATCGGCATATATTACTCTAAACTTTTTATCTGTTTTAAATATATTTATAAAAAAATTTGTTTGTGGTTCTTTATTTACTTTTTCTTGCCATTCATTTTTTTTATCTTCTTTTTGATAATTTTTAGCAGCAGTTAGCATTCTACTTGTAGTAAGTTCAATCCTTTTATTAGTTTCTTCTTTTGCTGTTGCTATTTCTTCTTCAAATATTTCTTGTGGTAAAGAAGCTATTTTTTGAAACTTACTACTATTGTCTTTAGAAATACCTAATGCACAAAGTGTTGGTTGATCACTTTTACCAGCACTATATTGATTTACTTTACTAATATTAGAATCTTTTAACAACCCACCTAATATTCTTTGTGTTCTTAACTTTTGTTCTGCTATTATGTTTTGTAGTTCAGCATCTTTCTTTTCAGCTTTTGCCCAAGTTTCTATAGCTTTTACTTTGTTAAGGTATTCAACTCCTGTTTCTATTGTTCTTATTTCTGCTAATTGTTGTTTAGCATTATCTCTTAATTGTAGTGCATCCATATTTTTTATTTATAATATACCCCTCATTACATATTGATCTAAATCATTATCTTGTTCAAAGAAGTATTTGTAGTTATCTACTGCTTGTTTAAATTTGTTTTCACCTCTTGCTAAAAACTCATCTGTAGTTTCAAATATACCTATATCAGTACTTGCTTTATCTATTACCAGAAACGTGAACTTTTTCTTATCAAATAGTTTTAA